ATAAATAAGGCAATAGTTTTTCTAATTTTAGTCATCCACTCTATATATAATGGAGAAAAACAAGAAAGTAGGTATCCTAACCTCGTTCTCCGAGTTTGTGAACTCATATAGTTTGTGTTCGGTTGTGGAGAGTCAACTCGTAGCATTAAAAAAGTATGGATACGATGTTGTCTTATTTGTCCTAGATAATTTTAAGGATGATGACAAAGTCCCCGAAGGAATAGAGGTAAGAAAGATAGTTCCTCGGTTTACGCTAGTTGATTACGCGGACAATCACCCTACCGAGAAAGGATTTGAAGAACAAGTAGACACCGCAGTTAAGACATTCACGGCGAACTTCCGAGATATAGATGTTATGTTTACCCACGATATGCTTCTACAAGGTTGGTTCTTGCCATATTGTGTAGCCGTTCATAAGGTAGCCGAAGTGCTAGACACTAAGTGGTTTCATTGGATACACTCTGTCCCGAACCCTATGCCCCAAGGATTACAAGAACCTCACTCTTTGCGATACAGGCTTCCTAAGAACTCTAAACTCGTGTATCTGAACAACTATCATCTTATAAGGACTGCCGAAGCGTATGGAGTATTTCCGAAAGATGTAAAGGTCGTGTATAACCCCGTAGACCCTAGACTATTTTTTGACCTAGACCCGTTAGTCAGTTTGTTGATAGACAAATATGGATTACTAGAATCGGACTTCTTACAGGTTTATCCCGTGTCCACCCCTAGAATGGTGGAAGGAAAAGGACTTTACAAGCTGATTGACCTACAAGCCGAGATGAAGAAATTAGGCAAGAGGTTCTCGGTGGTTGTATGTAATGCTCACGCTAACGCCGACAAAGAGAAAGAAACGATACGGCAAACCAAAGAATATGCTAGTCAGCGAGGTATAAACACCAACGATTTGATATTCACCTCGCTAGAAGGAGAACAATACGAACTCGGTGTGGACAGGAAAGTAATATCCGACCTGTTAAGAATTTCAAACCTGTTCGTATTCCCAAGTCGCTCGGAAAATTGCTCCCTAATCCTATTAGAAGCTATGCTGTCCAAGAACCTGTTAGTCCTAAATGACAGCGTAAGATGTATGAGAGAGTTCGGGGCAGAGGACGCTTTGTATTTCAAGTTCTCCGGCATAGACGAGGACATAACCTACGACAATTACGAGAGATGGATGAACGATGTGGCTAAAATAATCATCTCCGAGTTCTCAACAAACAAGGGACTTAAATCAGCTAATAACGCCAAAAAAAGATTCAACTACGATAGAATCTTCAAAGAACAAATAGAAACAATTCTCAATGAACAAATATAAAGACACCATAGAACCCGCATTAGAAGCAGAACTAAGCACTACCGCTAGGGATTTAATAGTAACAGAGTTAAATCTCCGTGTATCAAGAAAGATGTATGAAGAAAAAAAAGATATGAGATGGAACACAGTCTCTACCAGATTGGCCAATGAGTTGGAAGGAATGTTCATCAAAGTCAAGTTGGCAGAAGAACTATTAGAGGAGATAAAGAAGGGTAAATACATTCCGTCCAAATGAAAAAGTGCGAAGTATGCGGAAAAGAAATCCCAGAAGACTACCAAAATCTTCTATGCGATGAACACTATTCCCTAGCAGAAAAGACCCGTACAGAACCAGTCAAGAGCAGTATCACTAACCCAAATTACAAGGAAAACCCCCAGAAAGAAGACAAGGAACAATGGCTCGCTAACATAGGGCAGTTCCAAGCGTCAGGGGTTCTCTTATGGAAAGACACGAGGTGGATGTATACCTTCATAAAGAATTACTGTATGGAGCGTGTCCAACGCCACCCTCAATATCCTAAGTTTATATGGAAGCCGAAGATAGTTGATGTGGGTTGTTTTCCTTCTGGTACAAAAATAACTATGGGAGACTTCCAAGTTAAGAACATAGAGGATGTTCGTATCGGAGAACGTGTTTTTACTCATACACAAGAGAGTAGAAGAGTCATTAAGACATTCAAAAGAAAATTTAGGGGCAACCTATATAAAATAGACGCAGGGTATGGGATAAAGATAAACTGCACGGAGGAACATCCATTTTATATCGCAGATAGAAAAACCAACGGATGCGTAGAGGATAGAAAGTTTAGTTGTAATTCCAATAACAATGGCAAATGTAGTAAGTGTGGCAAGGTATTTAGCTTCAAAAAAGAGTTTAGACCAGCAAAAGATGTCAAAGAAGGAGATTATCTGATAGTCCCTAGGTTAGAAACAGCATCAAATAACTATCTAAGTAACCTGTCCTCATTACTTGGATGGTATCTAGCAGAAGGGAATGTTATCTACTCTCATAAACCAAAAATAGCAGGAGCGTTATTCACTCTTGATATTAACGAAGATAATTATGCTAAAGAAATTTGCGATGCAGTATCAAATCTAAACCCGACTTCGGTAAGAATAAAAAAGAGGCCAGATAAGAATATACAGGAAGTATTTGTGTATAGTAAGGATATTGGCGAATTATTATTAAGACTTGGTGGCTCAGGTTCTCATGATAAGACTATCCATAAGGATGTTTTTAGTTGGTCAACTGATGAAAAGATAACACTAATTAAATCTTGGCTTAAAGGAGATGGGCATTATAAAGTAGAACCGTTTAATGGTATATCCTATGTTGGTAAATCTGTATCTGATAACTTGAGAAACGATATACAAAGATTAAGTTTTCAATTAGGTATGTGCCCAGCTAAAACAAAAGAGTCGGTTATTTTTTCAGGAATTGATGCTACCTTTTTGAAAGATACTGAATTAAATAGGTTCTCCGGTAGAAGATACAGGGTTGATAGAGATAATATATATTTACCAATAAAACACATAGAGAAATCCAAACAGATATACAAAAAGACTGTTTACAATCTCCAAGTAGAGGACGATAACAGCTATGTTGCCAATAATATATCTGTCCATAATTGCGGTTCAGGAGTTGGCTCTAACGTCTTATCTCAAGAAGCCGATTTTGTGTGGGGAATAGACAAGAACGCTATGAGCGTAAAGTTCGCCAAAGAAGCATTTGAGCGAGTAAAGAATGGAATATACTACTCCTCGCAACTTACCTACGACAACATAGACATAATGGAAGATAACAGGGAAGTGATGAAGTTTGATGTCGTTGTCGCCATTGAAATTATTGAGCACATAGCTGACCACCGAGGGTTCTTAGAGAGACTTATAAAGAAATTTGACAAGCGAGACGCTGATGACCCGACAGAGTATTTCATCTCTACTCCCAATAGGAACAATAAGAGTATCCAAGACGACCACCCAAAGAATCCGTTCCACGTCAAGGAGTGGACTTCTGAAGAGTTTTACAATGTCCTGTCAGAGTTCTTCGGTAGCATAGAGTTTATGAACGCCAAAGGCGAACCGATAGAGGGATACTCTACCACTCACACACCATTATTAGCCCGATGTAAATACCCAAAAATATGACATATTGGGATAATCAAAATAGGCAGTTCTACAAAGAGATGCTTAAACGACACCCTGACCTATGGCTATTCGTGGAGAACTTTATAAAAAAAAAGAAAATAGACAGCGTGCTAGAAATAGGTGGGGGATATAGTCCCGTAAAGCCACTCGTGTCCAAGTATCTAAATATAGATTTGCGAGAAGAATGTGCTGATGTATATGGAGATTTCTTGAAAATAGATTTAACCCCATATAAGGGCTACGATATGGTAGTCGCTTTCGCTGTTGTAGAGCATTGTGACGGATACGAGGAGTTTATCCGCAGAATGTATAGCCTCGGAACAAAGCATTTGATACTGTCGTTCTTTCACGGACTAGACAGAAACGAAGACTACAAGAAGAAGATAGTGTTAGACGGGATTGAGGTGTTCAATAATAAATACTCCAAAGACAAAGTCATTCAGTTTATGGAACAAGACAACATAACTGACTACTCGTTAATTAAAGTCGGAAAAGATTACATAATAATAAAATGAGAACAGCAGAATTCGTTTCACCAAAACACCCCGATAAAGTATGCGACATAATAGCAGACTCCATATTGGACGAGTGTTTAAGACAAGACCCTGAAAGTAGGGTAGCAGTAGAAGTAATGGGCGGACACGGAATCATAACCCTAACGGGAGAGATAACCACGAAAGCCTATGTAAATGTGAGAGACGTTGTAGAATCAGTAGTCGGCAAAAGATATGGGGTTCAATCTAATATCGTTTCGCAGTCTCCCGAAATATCTCGTGGAGTTGATTCAGGTGGGGCTGGCGACCAAGGAATAATGAGAGGGTATGCCACGAGAGAAACCGAATCTATGATGCCCCTAGAATATAGTCTAGCAAGAGACTTGTGTAGGTTCATATATAAGAGACACCAATCTGACGGAAAGACACAGATAACCATAGGAAACGATGAAGCGATAGCGGTGGTGGTAGCCAGTTTCCAAGGCATATCTCATAAAGAATTGGAGGGCATTGTGAAAGAATGGCTACAAGGGCATATGAGCAAACCGACAATATACATAAACCCTGCCGGAGATTGGAACTTAGGCGGACTAGACGCAGACACGGGTTTGACAGGTAGAAAACTTTGTATTGATAACTACGGCACTAGGTTTCCTGTGGGCGGTGGTTCGTTTAGCGGGAAAGACCCTAGCAAAGTAGATAGGTCAGGTGCTTATATGGCAAGGAAGATAGCCGTTGATACCCTTAATCATAACCCAGAGATGAAAGAGGTGTCTGTAGAATTAGCCTATGCCATAGGCGTTGCTGAACCGGTAGAGGTTTCGGTAAGTTCTGTGGATTACAATGGAGATAAAGGATACATAGCAGTGCCAAAACATAACCTCACCCCCAAAGGCATCATAGACTTCCTTGACCTAAAGAAACCGATATACAGAAGGACAGCCAAATGGGGACACTTCGGCAATAACCTCCCTTGGGATGAGTAAACTACTTTCAGTTATAATTCCAGCCCGCAATGAGTTTCCTCAGGTCGCCTTTACTATCCACAACATTCTATCTATATGGGAAGCTGACGGATTTGACTACCGAGACCTAGAGATAATCATAGTAGACAACTGTTCTAATGATGATAAATTCCCACAGCGAGGAACGGGTGGAACTTCTTCTTATATGTTAGGACGTGGAGGGTTTTTTAACCGAGTAGTCAGAGTATTATATGACCCCATAGCCGGAAACCACTCGGCAAGGAACAAAGGAGCACGAATAGCTTTAGGAAAATACGTTTACTTCTCTGACGCTCATATGTCTTTAGCTCCGAACTTCTTTAAGAATATGCTAAAGACGTGTGAGGAATCTGGTGGACTAGTTCACGGACAACTTCAGTTTATGGGTGCTTATCCTCCGACAGATAAGGGTGCTGGATTCCAATACACGATTAAACTAGGAGAAGAAATAAAAGGAACGTGGGGAAATTATCGTGTGGCAGATGATTGGTTCTACATAGCCGCACAAGGGCATTGGGGGCTTATGGCTGACAGGAAACAGTTCTTGGACTTTGGTGGATACCCCAATATACATCGCTGTTATGGTGGTGGGGAGTTCTATACCGATATGAAATGGTGGTTGTATGGTTCGTGCGTAGTATGCGAACCTAATTCCATAGGATACCACCTAGCTTCTGGCAGAGGGTATTCCTACAACCACGATGACTATATCCATAACGTAATGAACATAGGAGTAGCTCTTGGTATGGACGATTGGGTAGAGAGGTTTTACATAAACAACCTACGCAAAGGGAACAAGGAAGTTCTGGACAGAATGATGAAAGAGGCCTATAAAGAATCAGACTCGGACAGAAAGGTAATAGAAAAGCGTAGAGTAAAGACCTTTAACGAGCTTCTAGTTGAACGTCCTTGGGACAAACTAAACGATGAAAGACACGGAAGCCACTTCTCTGGACTTACGATATTTCACGACACGATTATAGAGCTGTTTAAGCAAAGCCCCGTTGCTTGGGAGGCATATCAAAACTCCAAGTATCAAGAAGGGCTTGATAAGTTTATCAACGAACATTTAGGCGAATACGTCTACGGAAGAAAATGAGCTTAGTAGAACAAATAATTTTAGTGATCGGGTTCTGGATGTTTATCTGGTGGATACTATCTCAGTTTTAGATACAACTTAAATACTGTCTCGGTTAATAGTTTGTCTTCATAAAATTGTTTCAAGACATTCTTTAGTTCTTCCCCTCTTAATCCTTGAGTTTTCTCTAAGACCATATTTGCCCTAGCTAGATTATTAGACTCTTCAACAAGCCTTTGGATTATATCTGCTTTCTTTTCATCACTAGCCTTGGCATACTCGGAACTTAAAAATAAGTTACCGAGAGCCTTATTTATTACCTTTCCAGTGTCTTCCCATAGATGAGTATTGTCTTCTGGGCTTAACGACTTATAACCGTTCTTGTCTCCTAGTTGTGTAGGGGTAACTGTATACCCAGCATCAAATAAACGCCTGAGCTCGTAGGTTACGGGTGTAACTATCTCCTTTGACGGCCTAGATGGGTCTATCAACGTCTCCATTACATTGCCAACCCTCTTCATCTTTTCGCCTAGAATGGTTATTTTGGGTTCTAGCTCTTGCCTTAGTCCAGGAACTTTAGCTTGTAACCTTCCAGTAAAGCCCTCTGTGCGTCTTTCAAATGGGTCTATTGCCTTAGCAACATCTCCGAATATAGTAGGAATTATTGATGATAGCGTACCAGCTACATAACCTTCGGCAAACCTAGTTGGGTCATCAAGAGCGTCCATTACCTGTTTAACACCTTGTAAAAACGTCTGTTCCTTGAGGGCAGCTCCCATTCCCGCTAATGCCTCAGTCATAGCTTTCATCGGAGAACCACTTTCTTCTAATGCTCTTTGATAATAAGCACCAGCAATCAGTACTATCCCTACGGGGCCCAATACATTTACATCTCGGTACTTACCACCAACTTTTATAGAGTTAGGCTTACGTCCTTCTACTTCCCACAGTTTTCGTTCTCTCTCGTTGTCTGGATAATCTAAAGTCACCATTCCATTTTTGAATAATTGAGTTCCAAGATATATTATTCCTGTTCCTGTGATTCCTCTACCTAGTCCTTGTGAAAATAGCTTCTGGTCAAACTTCCCCTTGCCTATATTACTTGCAATAGTCTTGACTATCCCTACTGGAGAGTAGTTTATAATCTGGGTAGCAACTGCGGCGGGAGTTCTGCCAAAAGGAACAATTAGTTCTCCCCCGGGTAACTGCTGAAATCCTTTGGCCGCTCTCCCTAATAAGGTCTGATTTTGGAACACAGCTATCTCTGCGTCGTTAGCGGCATATTTCAACATATCGTCAGTAGGATTGGACACTAAATCGTCTATGTGTTTAGTATATTCTGCTCCTTTCAAACCCTTGTTCTTGGCATCAGCTATTGCTTGGCTATATAGAGAGTGAGCTTTAGCCCCGTAATAGAATGGTTGGTCTTCAGCCCCCATAACCCTAAACACAGTTTCCTCATAGGATTGAACACCTTTAGCGAATTTACTATTCCCAAAATTTACCCTGTTATAGTCAAGTTTCTTACCAATGCCACGTTCATCAAAGCCAGTCTTTATGTAATCTACGCCTTTGTTAAAACCCTCTTTTACACCACTTATCCCCCTAGTCGTCAAAGCTAAAGTTCGTTTTCCGGTGAACAGAGCCGACACCCTATCAACGGCAGCAGAGGGAACGTCCTTTACTATTTCGCTTACTCCGTGAAAGAGGTTAGAGGATGTGTTTAATCCTGTTGTTTTTATTCCAGTGAGAAGTCCGGCTCTCCATACAGCTATTAGCTTTTTATAAAGTGATGAGGGAACTAGGTCTGAAATTTCATTCTGTAACTTTTGGAACTCTCTAGCCTTTTCAATCCCATCAGGCATATTTTGGACTTTCTTAGCTTTTTCTAATATAGATTTTGTCTGGTCGGGAGTTAGATTGGGCACTTTCTTCTTTAGTCCAAATAATCCACCTTTAGACTTATCTATGAGTTCGTTATATTTATTTATTTCGTTGGCAGCAAATTTCAGTTGTCCTTCTGGAGTTAATCTTCCTAGAATAGAAGCTGCTTGGACTGTCCTACCAGCCTCGGTGAGCTTGACAGCCATAGTATCAGCGACATCAGCAGCCTTTTGATACAGGGCATCGGCAACCGCCTTATCGGTAGCTTTTGAGGCTTGGTCAGAGTAATGTTTTATAAGTTCTGAGGCAGTAGCAACTGCGTTATCATCTGCCCCAACCTTAACCATCTGCTCGGCAGAAGCTATATCACTTTTAACTAGGTTCTTAGCCTTAATAGACAAGTCATCTGTTCCCCTAGGGATATACTGTCCAGATACTTTCGTCTGTAATTCGGGAATCTGTTTTTTTACTGAAGTGGTAAAGCCACGCTCTTTTACTCGTGTATCAATGACACTTTGGTTTGCTTTAGGTGTAGCTTCTGTTCCTAAGTTTTTTAATATCCCTTTAACACTAGAGGCATCCGACGCTTTTGCTAAATCTGGTGCATACTTTGTGGCAACATCTTCCGATATTCCAGAATCTACAAGTACCTTTTTAATTACTTCTTCTGACGTTTCTGACGCTATCTTGGAGAGAGTCTTATTTGAAAGTTTATTAGCAAAAGACGCTACGTCTGAGGGAGACGGAGTAAGCAACCCTAGACCTAGAGCAAGAGTCAGCTTCCCTTTTTCTCCAAATCCAAACTTAGTCCCTATATTCTCTGCTGCTATATCGCTTATCTGTTGCACTCTTTGAAGATAGTCAGATAGACTTTCTCCCTCTTCCCTCGGTTGCTTTTTAGCCAATAGACCAAGTCCAGTATCAATAGCATCTAACGCCTTTAGGGTAGATAAAGCTGTCTTTCCTACTGGAGATGACTGAACTGTCTGAAAACCTCTACCTATACTCTCTAATACCCCTCTAGGGGTCTGTGATGGCTCTGGGACTTTGGGGAGAATGGCTTGTGCTACTTTTTGTCCTATAACAGATGTTTTAGGGATGGACTCTATTACTTTCTGTGCTTGAGATGTTGGCGAGAATAGTCTTGTGTTTTCTGGGGCTTTTATTGTAGGAATCTTTATTTGACTTACAGCCGAAATAAGTGGCTTGGGGACAGTCGTTGGCTTGGTTATCTGGGCTAACCGTTGAGCAGTTGATTCCTGTAATTTCTTGGATTCGTAAGTCTTTTTATACTGCGAAGTTATCGCCTTAACATTGGTTTTAAGTTTTTTTATTAAGTCCGATATTGCCATATTTATTCATTTAGATAGTCTGCTAAACTATAACCCTCATCTCGTTCAAATACCGGCATAAACTTGTCTAAGTAAGCATATCCTATATCTCTACCATACAGACTAGCCAAACCCTGACGTATCTCTTCTAGGGTCATTCCTAGTTGTAATGACTGGTAAATATCGTTAGCTACTGGAACTGGAACTCCCGCTTTGACATAGTTATTTATCTTGGAAGATGATATTTTATAAATTCCTAGTTGGTTTTGTTTGTATGTTTCCGCAGCCCTATTAGCCGCTTCCTCAGCTCTTGTAGCTGACTCTAACGAGAGACCGAGACGAATATCTGCTCTTTCTGCCGAAGCAATAGCTCTTTCTTCTGACGCTGCGGAGCGTGCAGCCGCCTCATCTGCTCTTACCTCGCTAGGCTTTCTAACAAGAGTTCCGTCAACTAATATGTATCCGAGTTTATCAAGAGTTGAGATAGCGTCTTCGTTTCCTTTCTGTGCTTCTTTGGCGATTTGTTGTGAAGCCGATTCAAGCCCTTGTGCTACAAGAATAGCGTAGTTTCTGTCTATCCCTAGAAGTTTAGAAAGTTTATCTGCCTCTATTGTTTTAAGTCCTTCGGTCTTTTTACCGGAAAAGATAAGTCCTCTTGAAGCGATGTCCGTTATAAAGTTCTCTTTCTCCCGTTGAGCGTTTAGTTCAGTAGCAGCCTTATCTGCCGCAAGTTTCTCTTGCTCTAGTGGGTAGGTGGCTCGTGAAGAATATAATTCAACCGCTTGTTTTGCTAAATCACTTGCCGAAGGGGTTGGTTGATATGCTTGCGATACTAGGTTTCTAAGATACGAAGGTATCTCATATTCGCCACTAGTCGTTTCCTCTTGTGTAGGGGTAGGGGTCACAGTAGGAGTACCACCATAAGTTGTTTGAGACTGAGACGCACTTGTCGGAGCTTCATAAATAGTATTAGTAGGTTGTTTAGTGGTGGGTGGTTGAGTTACAGATGTCTGCACGGGCATCCACGTACCATTTCTCCATTCTGAAGTTACTCCATTTACCGTAGCCCTAGAACCCTCTCCGCCAACGGGAGTATAGTTCGGGGTGGTGTTATTAGACGTTCCGCTTATTATTGTAAATATGTTAGACGGGTTAAGTGCTATGCCCGAAGAACTTTCTCTCCTTGTGAGTTCGTTCAATAGAGCGGTATTTTGCTCTGCTGTTCCCGAAAAACCGCCAAGAGACGAATTGAGTCCTAGAGTTTCGTATGCTTTTTTCTTGGTATCAAAGAACGGGGCGACTGTGCCGCTATCTTGGAAACCTTTTGATTTTAAGTAATCTGTTATTGATGCCATTTTAGTTTTTATATTCCATAAATCCTTGTTCTAATACAAATATATTCCCAGCTTTGGCGTTGTTCCATTGGACTGTGACTGTAACATTCTCGGCTGATGTTGTATCTACGGTGCCTACACCGCTAGCATCATCAGCAGAACCACCTACGTCCATATCAATATGCCAAGCAATACCTCCAGTTGCACCTACGCTTCTAAGCGTAGCAAATCCAGTCATATGAAAACTTTGATTTGCTGTTCCTGCTCCCGGACTTACTATTGTTGCTAGTGTTGAGCCACCTATTTTGAGCCTTATAGTACAAAGGTCGGCTGCGGTAGTCTCGTCTACTTCTCCTGAAGCAACAAACTTTAATATGTTTCCAGCTACTAACGAATTAGCTGGAACTGCTCCCGTGAATACTGTTGTTTCGGTAGTAGTATTGGAGACCGTGACGCTTGCCAATGCGACATCACTAGTTCGGTCTACCGCCCTTCGGGTTGCTTTGTTGGTAATCCAGAACCTATCTGTGTGATATTCCATAGCACCCGCCTCTGGTGTAGCAAGTGCTGTTCCCGTAGTAAATTTTAATGGAGCAAGTGTAGCCGTTCCAGCAGGTAGTAATATGTGTCCCGTCGGATAGATTACGACATAGTTTGTGTCATTCCCAAACCTGAACCCATAAGAGACAATTTCAGGTTTCTTCCGTATAACCCTGTTAATATAATCATAAATAAATGGATTGTCTTCCCGTATAGTATTGTTAGTTTTAGATTCTTCTATCTTTGGTAGGTTGTCGTCCATCATTTCTTTTGGAGTGTTTCTATGCTTTCGACTATTATGCCATTAAACGTAGACAAGGTATCTTTAGAGTTTCCCGTTATCTTGAAAGCAATTCCGTATCCTTCTTTATCCTTTAGAGATACCCTCTTGTTTCTATTATGGAAATTTCCAAGAGGAATCCAATCAGTAATCTTATCTCCCTTATCAATCCGATAAGATATGTCAAAGTCTCCTGATTCAATAAGAATACGGACGGCTTCTATCTTCTTCCACCATTCGGGCGAGCCAAGATAATACATAGGAGTCTCTATGACAGTGGAAATAGCATTTCCTGAATCATTTGATATTAAGTTTGGAATCAAATCGCCTCCGACAATAACTCTTGTTGCAGCATTGGTTAAAAATCGGTCTTCAAACAGTTTGTAGTATTTGTTAGACGAATCCGCACCGAACATAAATTCTCCCGTTTGCATTATATCGGAAGTGGCAGCAGACCAAGCATTAGCTTCAACGTAGTGGTTACACGATAGAAAATGTATGAAGTTTGTATATGAGTCTTCTACCGACCAAGTTCCGTCCATCGTGTCATAAACCAAAACCACATCGGCTTTGTTGGCGTTAGTATCAGGGTCTATTAAGTTCTTGAGATACAGATAGAACTTATTTCTATATGTTCCGGTAAAACAGTTAGTTATTACTCTAGCAAGTGAATCATAAACAGGTTTGAAATACTTCAGATATTCGTCTATCGGTTCGGATATTTTCCTAGCAGAATAACCGTTGGTAATCCATACTCCAGAAGGACAGAATGTGTAGATAAGATTTCCTATCTTCTGAGTGCAGAAATGATTATACGCTCCTACTCCATATAGGTTTTGCTTTAATTGCACCTCATCATACCCAAACATAGAATTTAATTTGAATATGAGAAGTCTGTCAGAAAGAACTTTCAATCCGGTTATCTCCTCTCCATTATCATCCTCCACATCAAAATAATTGGTCAGCGTCCACGATGTTCCGTCTCCGGCATCTGAATAAGAGACCCTATTAACCGACCCATTTCTTGTCCCTGAACCGTCGGAGGCTCCTGAACCTGCCCGATACACCCTGTTCCTGTAAACAGTATCAAACAAACCCCCTGCTTCGTCGGCATCAGAAACAGCAGTCCAGTTACTACCAGTAGTGTATGCACTCCCAACTCGTCCGTTAGCAAATACCTTACCTCCCAATACGAAGAAATAACAACCGCAACGAGTGTCCACTCCACTTGATACAGTAAAGCCTGTCTGACTAAACTGTCTTACGGGAGTTCCGACTGCGTGAGCTTTAAGTATTCCGGTGCATCCAGTAAGTGTTGTTCCGGTTGTCCCCGTATACGCAATAGTATCGCCCTCTATTTCCACAGTTCCGGTAGGAGTATCAAAATTGGCGGTAGTTCCCATTGTTATTGTAGTATCACCGACAGATACAGCAGCAGTCAGATAATTTGCCCTTAATGGATAAATGTTAGCACTTGAGGCTTGTTCGGCTACCAGATGAAAATTGGTTATCAGATTTCCAGATAGAAGGTGAGCCGAAAAAGAGTTTATTATCGGAGCCGCCAGTGTCTGACCGCATTGCACAGAGCCTTTTCTCCGAGTTGCTCTGCCAGAATCTCCTATCTCCATATTGAGAATCTGTTTCATCTCTCCTTTCTCCATCATTAAATCAGACTTATTCTTAACAACTCCCTTAAATTCTGTTATCGGAAAATCGTTCAGTTTAGCCATTAACTCAGATTAGTAGGTGGATAGTTAGGGTCACGAAAACGACCATCATCTGTGACGACCTCTGATTTATCTTTGATTCTAAAGTTTATAAAGGTAAACTTCTTACCAAACTTATTCTCCAGATTAGATTTACTTTCGTCATATTTAGCTTTGAACCTGTCGTGAAGAACTTGGTCTTGTAATTTGCCAATAGCTATGTCCATAGCCCCTCCATATATCAATACTTCTGGGTCTGGTATCTTCGTCTCATCAGCCGTATCAACTAGATTAGTTGGTTCTTCGTGACCAGAATAGATTATATCTCGGTAAGTAACTGCTGTGCCTGTGGCGTGAATAGCGGCAGTTGTTCCTTCTATTCCACGCTCACAACCTTCAAGAGCTACATTGTCGGAATCTATGTATTCAAACGAGATAACTTCGTCCTCAATGAGTATTCTGCCGGGGGCTTGTAGATCATCAACAGAAGCTAGAGTTATGCTAGTAGCAGAAGCCGTTATTCCACCGTCTAACGTGGTAGCCGTAGCATCGGCATCAGGCAAAGGATAGAAGTGGAGTTTGTTGTCCCATACAGAACAATGTGTCGGGTTTCCTGTCGTATTAGTGTCCCAATGAAGCATTTCAAATCTCTGCCTATCTATCTTGGCGATAGGCTCGGTGTCCACAACAACGGTATGGTTCTTTCCAACCACAACCCCGTCATTTATAGTATAAGCTCGTTGGTATTCTACCCTTGAATCAGAGAATATCGTTTCATAGAACGGCCACAGTCTTTCGTGTGCTATGTCTCTTTGCTTGTCGTTTACTGCGTCTACTATATCGTCATCGTCTACTTCGGACAAGCTTCCTTTAGGAAAGAGTGCCTTTATCCTAGTAATAATTTTGCCTAGCGATTTGTCGGTATATCCAGTATAGGGAATGGCAGAAGAGTAAGACGAGTAGGCAGTTGTGGTTGCGTTCTTAAATCTCACAAATCCATAACCAGTAGAATTAGCAGTATCAACATATCGGGTGTATTCATCGTCTGGTTGGACTTCATTAGTTGCTAGGACGGTTTTAGTTCCGGCAACAGTAGTGGCTCGTGAAAATTCAACCTGATTATACATTATCCTATATAGCGGTTCGTTTATGGAATGGGCATATCTAGCCCCACCAGAACCCCCTTGGTCTATTGTTACCGATGTCCCGTCTGATACCGCACCATTTAATTGGACTATTTCTGCGGTTTTGCTGCCTATTTCGCCAAGAATAACCCAGTCGTTATCCGACCAAGCGTTCCCATCTATTGCTTTAACTGTCAATGTAGTAGCGGCAACAGCAGACGCAGCCGTCAGATATGTCTTTTCTTGGTCTTTTACCAACTCAAAATTCCTTGCTAAAAATATCAAATTTATTTTATTATCTATCCCACCGATGCTACGGATTTCAAGATAATTTTATTATTTTTTTGTGAATTACAACTTCGACACAATGGTTGTAAGTTATTTGGATAATTAGTCCCGCCCTTACTTAAAGGAATAATGTGGTCTATTGATAACCTATCAGGAGAACCACACATTACGCACCTAAATTCGTTTGACTCTAATATAGAATTCCAGTCAGATAAAGTAAACTTCCCCTCAGCGTTCCTACGTCTAGCTCGATAGTTTTGATTTAGAACATTCTTCGGTGCTGGATTCTTCTTTACATAACTAGAGACGTATTTTTTTATCTTTTCTCTAAACTTCTCATCGTTTCTATATCTTTCTATAAACTTTCTGTTAGCGAATCCAGGATCTATTTTTTGTCTATTCCTATAATACTCTCTCTCTTTCTCTCTTTTCTTTGATAATCTAATAGGATCATTTTGTATCCTTTGGTTAGTTAATCTATCTAACTCCTTTTTTCTATCGGGATTTAATAGTTTCCACCTGTTTGTATATTCCTTATCTACCCTGCTAAAAGGCATACAAGTATTACAATATACATCACGATTAAATCGTCTTTCAAATAATTTTTTACAATTTTTGCAAATCATTTATCTTGATGTTCTCTTTATATTAAGTATGACCTTTTGTTGATGTATTTCAAGTATTGGAGTGATGGTTTTTATGTTTAATATCGGGATTAGTTCACTCGCACCAGTTGTAGTAGACGAAGTTGATGACGAGGTAGAGGTAGATGAGGTTGAAGTTGTTGAAGTACTCGTTGAGGTGGAAGACGAAGAAGTTGAAGTTGAAGAAGAACTCGTAGATGTGGACGAGGAACTAGATGTCGTGCTTGAAGATGTACTTGTAGAAGTACTTGTAGACGAAGAAGAAGTAGATGTGGATGTACTTGAAGAAGATGTAGAGGTAGAAGTTGATGAAGAACTTGTGCTAGTAGATGTAGAGGAAGACGAAGTACTCGTAGAGGTAGAAGAACTCGTGGTACTTGTACTTGTAGAAGAACTTGAGGTGGAAGTACTTGTTGACGACGAACTCGTGGAAGTAGAAGAAGACGAAGTGGAAGTGCTAGTAGACGAACTGCTCGTACTAGTTGAGGTAGACGATGAGGACGTACTGGTACTCGTTGACGAAGTAGAAGTAGATGTAGAAGAAGTAGATGTTGATGTGGACGTAGATGAGGAACTGGTGGATGTAGTGGTAGGAATACCTGTGGTTGTAGAGTTTGAAGTAGTTGATGAGGAGGTAGTGCTAGTAGAGGAGGTGGTAGAAGTGCTAGTGCTAGTACTCGTAGATGTAGAGGTTGAAGAAGTGCTGGTGGACGAAGAAGAAGTGCTCGTTGAAGTTGAAGAAGTGCTAGTGGAAGACGATGAGGTGGAAGTACTAGTAGAGGTAGATGAAGAAGTAGTAGAGGTAGATGTGGAGGTAGAGGTACTTGTCGTGGGTAAAGTGTAAGTAACAACAAGTTTGGGCTTATTTGAACCATTGTCGGCGTTAAGCCAGTTCACACTAGAGGTGGCGGTAGTAGCTCCAGCTATACCACTTCCTGCGACATCGTGATTAGCATTTCTTATTCCCGTTTTAGTTATCCCTGTCTTTGATACTGCCGCTATCCCTGTCGCATTAAATGTAAAATCATTGTATCCTGTCGTACTGAATCCATTATATGTAATAACCGTATCACAATACGCAGTGGAACCTATCCGAGAATAATCTCCACTTGCCAGAGCATTATTAGCCACAGGGGTTGACCCATAAACATTTATATCAGGAGTGGCACCTAGAGTGTCAGATTTACTGAAACCGTAAACAGAATTAACGACGGAAGATATGACCGCCGACGAAGTCAGAGACGATGTATCATAAGTGGCTATCCATCTGTCCAATTCGTCATAGGCATCCGTTCCTTTACGGGATATATATATTCCGTTATTGGTAGTGTTAGGGTTACTGCTACTCCCAGCACTTGAAATAATCGTAGCCCACGGTTCACCTGCTCCGCCGACTAACCTAAATACAGTTCCGTCTACCGTTGTACTTCCACTTGATACATCAGGATTAACCGTCAAAGTATCAAAATTCCAAGAAAGTGATATACTAAAGATATGCAACAAATCCAATGTCAGACTTGTAATAAAAGCTTTGATGTCCGCTCTTACGAGCTTAAAGTAAGTGGTAAAAATTCTCCAAGAAGGTTTTGTTCCCACCCTTGTTACACCATTTGGAGAACAAAGTTTTATAAACCAAGTATTGAGTTTAGAAAAAAGATGTCTAAAAGACTTATGGGTAATAAATACCGATTGGGTCTTAAGCCGTGGATTACTGGCAAGCAAAATATCTGGGTTCTTGGGGAAAAAAATGTGAATTGGAAAGGAGATAAAGTCGGCTATCACGGACTTCACAGCAGAATACGAAGACAAAAAGGATTGCCTAAACTTTGCGAAATATGCGGAAAACACAAACATCTCCAACTTGCTAATAAGTCGGGTAAATATCTTACTGATATTTCCGACTGGCTCTATCTTTGTGCCAAATGCCACCGAATTTTTGACTTCACCAATGGACGAGGTCGCAAGGGACATAGAAGCAAGTTTGTTCCTAATAGCCGTGTTAAGTTGAGGAAATAATTCCCTATCACCTACCAACCAGTCCCAAGCGTGCATTGCCCACCACATAGGAAGCAAAGCAAAATAGAGTTTTCGGGCATATTCGTTTCTCGTAAAGAAATGCTGGCGTAACTTAATTCTTCCGTTCTCATATCCTAGAGATTCAACAACCGAATTAGGAGTTATTTTGACAATGGGTTCGGTGAGATAATGCCCCATCTTCTTGAACTGGAAAATTCTCTTTCCAATCCAAGAGTTCGCAAGTTTGACTAAAAGACGCTGATGACGCTGAAACCAGATAGAATCAAAGACTCTATTTTGTTGAGATGGATTCATTTAATCGTTTTCTTGCAACGCCTAAATAATACTTCTGACCTTTGTAGTTTAATTCGCCGCTAAACTCTTTTCTGTCCTGTAAATACAACGCTTCTAACGTGAAGTGTCGTTCTATCAGTTCCCTTATAGATTGCTCGTTGAAAATCTGTTTATGTAAAGACGCTGGCGTTTCGTGAGGGACGGAAAATATAAAATATCCGCCTTCATTTAAGGCTTCTTTAACTGATTCCAGATAAAAGTCTGGGTTTTCTAAATGTTCTATTGTCTCAAACGATACAATCGTATCCCACTTTTCTGGGATTCTTTCTTTTTCAAAATCTATCTGATAATAATATGCTCTACATTGATGAACCAAACATTTACAATATCCCAAATACTTCTCGTCTATATCCGCAAAGCCAACTTCTCTTGACACGTAGCTTAAAAGATTCCCACCATATCCCTTCTGACAACCAGCGTCCAAAACTTTCCTCTTGTAACAGTATTTAGAGGCGAAGTTATATCTCGCTATTGCGTCTGCGAATGAAGGTTGGAATTTATACATTCTATTTCGTAATTAAAATTCAGTATCCCTTTTGTTGATTGTTTTCTTAATGCTTGGTTGTTTCGGCGAAGTTCCCAATAGTTTTCTTTATCCATTATAAAGTTTTTCCCATCGTGCCTCCTCTCTATTATCTTTACTCCGCCGTCTATCACGACATACATCTCTCCGGCACATATTGTCTTTCCGCCTACTCTCTCTATCCTGTGTATCCAGTCAGGAGCTTCCCAGCCGTAATGTCCACAAAACTTTTCGTCATAACCTTTTAATTTGATAAACAGTTCTCTGGTCAATACGCAGGTCAGGTCTGTCGCTCCTCGTGCTTTTAATGGCTCAAAACGCCCTTCTAATACGTCTTTCATCTCTACCACGTGTCGCCTTCTTGGTCGCACTCTGTCGTTAGTTTTAAGCAGTTCTAGCGATTCTTCATAATACTTTTCTGTCGGGAAGTGGTCATTGTCTTCTACCGAGATAGCGTCTCCTCGTGAAATCCAGAATCCTAGATTTCTCGCTCCGCACTGATTCCAAAGAATGTTCTCGGTAACATAGGCATATATTATATTGGTGTTCCTCTCAATTCCTTTTAGCAGGTCAAGCAACTTGGGGTCTCCGCTGTCATTTACAACAATTATCTCATCTGGGACTACGGAAGATTCCATACACTTCTTGACGTGTGCTACGGTCATTTCCGTATTGTCATACGCACTAATTGTTACCGATAGTTTCATAGCTATAATTTCCTGTTCCTAGGTCTCTTGCCATTAGTGGTCTTGTGTGGATTACGAGGTATCCTTTTCTTACCTGGGTATTACAGAACTTGACCCCGTCTCTCGCTGGGTGAACCTCACAGAAACGTCCTATATCTTCAAACGAACTTCTCTTCATAAACAAACAATTAGAACCAGAACGCTTATTTAATATATGTCCATCTAGTTCTCCCGCTTGATGTTTCGGAGATAATACGTGATGAGAAGTGTAGATTGGCGTTGCTATCAACTTCTTATCTGGGTATTTCTCTAACAGTTCAACGCACTCTATCCAGAATGGGTATTCCGTATAGATGTCATTGTCCATAAAGCAGATATACTCTCCGACAGAATTGTCATACCCTATATTTCTTGCTCCACCTAACGAGTTCTTTGGATTTTCAATATACTTGTCACAATACTGTTTGAAATGCCCGTCTAGTTTTCCATTATTTACTACAATCAATTCAATCTCAGGATTTCTTCTAGTTAGTTTCCATAGTCTAATGAGGCAATACTCTCCTATATACGATTTGAATTTATCGGTTGAATAGTGAACAAAGATTATTGAGATTTTAACCATTCAATCAACTTGGTTTTTGCTTCCCACCCTAGAAGTTCTTTAGCTTTGGAACAGTCTGATAAGGTATTCATCGGTTCTCCTTTTCGCTGGGGTTCGTAGACCATTGTTCCCCCAATGGTTTCTGCTATCGTATTTACAGAGTGATTTTCTCCACCTCCTATGTTTATTACTTCTCCGTGTCCGACATTCTCGGATTCCATAGCCTTGATATTCGCATCTACCACATCTCCGACATAAGTAAAGTCTCTAGTCTGCTTACCACCATAGACCGTTAAAGGCTTTCCTTGCCTACTGTTTTGTAGAAAGATAGCTATACAAGCCGAGTAAGCATTGTCAGTAGGCATATCCTCCCCGTAGACATTGAAATAACGCAAAGATACTGTTTCCAACCCATATACTTCTGAATAGACTTTACAGTAGTATTCTCCGACCAACTTCTGAACTCCATATGGAGACATCGGATTAGGGGTCATAGTCTCATACAACGGCAGTATGTCTTGTATCCCATAGGCAGAAGATGATGCCGAGTAAATTACTCGCTTAACTTTAGCCTGTCTCGCACACTCCAATACGTTTAGCGTTCCATTAACATTGTGGTCGTGGGTCATTAAAGGTTGGTCTATTGAGAGAGGAACTTTGGCTTGTGCCGCCATATGAAATACGTAATCAATTCCCTCCAAGTCCTTAGGGGTTATTGTTCGTATATCCTTGCCCTCTTTCAAATCATATCCAACGACTTCGTGCCCTAGTTCCTCTAACTTTTTGGCAAGATGAGAGCCTATAAATCCCTTATTTCCCGTAATCAATACCTTACTCATATCTTGCTAACTTTCCTCTATCCATTTTCTCTATTCTCTCCTTTATGGAAGATGATTTCTTTAGCTTGATTCTTAACTTTTTCGCTTTATCAGATAACTTTATTTTCATTGTTCTATCTCGGCATTACCGAGTGTTGTTTTTATCCATCCTATATCAGTCTTAATAGCTTTAACGTCTCCTTGAATAACCCCTATATCTTTGGACATCTGACTATTATAAGCGGTAAGTTCTGACTTAACCGACATATATATCCCGAATAATCCACCAAGACAAGACAGGACGAAAGCCATAGACCAAGCAAACATTTTGAAGTCTACTTTATCTTTCAGAGTATCGTTCTGAAGAGTGTCTACTTCATTCATTTTTCCAACTACATCCGTCATTTAATGATTCGTTAATTTTTCTTGTAATAGCCAATAACTCTGGTTCTATTCCTAGTCTTCTAGCGAAATCTATTAGAGAATAAGTATCTTTTGGAAGACACTTGCCTCCATAACCTCGGTATCCCTTGTGGAATATGAATGAATGAGAATTGCCTATCATTTTATCTTCTACCACTATGCTTCTTACGGTTTCGTAATCTCCGCCCGCTCTTTCCATAATGTCATATATCTGATTGAAGAATATGACTTTTACGGCATAGAACGAGTTTCTTAGTTTCTTTACCCATTCTGCATCTATCGCCGAGACGACTCTCGTTATCCTAGACGGTGGGAGTATAGAGACTAATTGAGATGCTATTGCGTGTCCTCTGTCAGTTATCCCGATTATTTGCATATCCGGCTCAAAGAAATCCTTTTTAGCGGTTGCTTCGGTCAGAAATTCGGGGTTAAAGACAAAAGTTTTATTAGGATACTTCTCTTGGTATCTGTCAGTAGTGCCCGGATTTACTGTGGACTTTATGACAACTACCTTTCCGTCAGGTATTCCCTCAATTACCTCATCAAGAATTGTTAAATCATATTCCTGTCCCTCTTTGTAAGGAGTGGGGACGCAGATGAATATGATGTCTGCCTTGTTCGTTTCTTCGGCAGAGCCGAGGTTCTTACCTTTATCGTAAGCAAGAACCTCGATGCCCTGACTCTCGAACCAAGACTTTACTTGCGTTCCTACCATACCTACTCCATAAAGTCCTAATTTCATTTAAGTAGTAGTGCTTGAAGTTGAAGTGGACGTTGACGATGTAGACGTGGATGAAGTTGACGTTGACGTGCTAGTAGACGAGGAACTCGTGCTAGTAGACGTTGACGAACTAGAGGTGCTAGTGGACGAGGAACTTGTAGTCGTAGAAGACGATGAAGTTGACGTGGACGAACTTGAAGTACTCGTGCTAGTAGAAGAACTCGAAGTAGAGGTGGAGGAAGAAGAGGTTGATGTCGAAGAACTCGAAGTACTAGTACTTGTCGATGTTGAGGTGGAACTGGTTGACGTAGACGAGGACGTTGAAGTCCAAGTCAAATCGGAGTTCCCAAATAGAAATTCGCTCATTTGTATTCTGTGATTATCACTCTTGTACTTCCTCCTTGGGACTGTCCGTAAAGGGTCACGTTGTCCTGTATCGGGAATATCTTCATCTCACCACCTCCAATCGCCGAACGATACTTTATGACAGTTGAACTATCAAAGGAGAGATACAACTTGTTTTCGCCCTTATTATAAACTTCAACAAGTTGTCTTCTCGGCATCGCGGTAGTAGGGAGAGCAGTCCAAGAAGCAGCCGGAACATTTAATACTGTTTCGGTCACGGTCTTAGCTGAAAAATTTCCGTAAGAGTTAGCCATTTAGTGTTTATTTAGGCGGGGCGACCTTCTTCTTTGTTAACTCATCTATCTTCTCTAGGGCTTCCTTCAAGAGTTTTTCTGTCTCTGACTTAGATTCAACCTTGCCTGTTAGGGCTTCTATCAACTTTCCCTGTTTTTCCAATTCCTTTTTCAAGTAATCGTCTTCCTCTTCTCTGGAAAGTGGCTTAACTCCAGCTTCCTCCGCGAGGTCAGGTAGTATCTTAGCCATGAGGCTTCGTCTTAAAGGAGTATCCTGAAGCGTGTTACTAATTTTGTGCTTCTCTTGCAAGATTCTATCTATCAAATGCTTCGCACAATGCTTCGCGACATAGATGGGTTTTATTTTTTCTTCACCCGCCTTGAATTCAATCGGTTGATTATCCAGATAGCCAATAAAATCTTTATCGTCTATATTAACAAACCGAGTAGTTTCTAATGTATCCTTGTTCTCCATTTGCGTTGGGGATATGCTCTTTTCGTCTTTGTGACCCCGCTTTGTGCGGCAAAGTTCGCTTGGAGGGAAACAAGCCCATATCCCCTTAACTAATCCCTTTAGTCAATCGTTAGCATAGCCATACCGGGCTCACCTTGGGCGATGCCAGTAAGAGCAACACCAACTATGGCTTGTGTGTCAGTATCTCCGTCTTCTACGCAACCAGCAGTCTGGTTAGACGCAGTGACAGAAGCACCAACAGTAACAGCACCAGAGGCATCAGCCACAACCATACCAGGACCTCCGACCTGAATCCACGAATAGTAGGAGGCAGGGACGGCAGTCATAGCTACTCCAACAGGAGCAGAGGTAGCGGTAGTTGGGTTGATGAGTACTCCGTTGTAAGGGTTGGCTACCAAGTCAGCGTTTGAAGCCGTGGTAAGGGCAACCTTTAAAGGTTCATACAAGGTTATGACAACGGTGGCTGCGGTTGCAGCTGGGTGTGACTTAATCTTGTAGTAGAGACCTTCGCCCGGAGTAACGGTTATTGCAAGGTATCCGTCAGCGTACTGATTGGCGGTAACAGTGGCGGCAGCAAGAGAGACCGTTTTGTCTCCGATTGAAGCCGATGCGGCTATCGCCAAGTCTTGATCGCCAGTATCTTCAACGGGAGCTTGCTGAAGGTAGCCAGCAACCATTGCGTTAGTAGCGTTATTCTTGCAATACCTAAACTTTCTTCCATCAGAATCATATCCGATAGTGCCAAGTGAATGGCTCGGAGTAGCTTCTGATTCGTACGGGTTTATCCCGTAAATTATGGGTAATCCTGAAAGCATTTGATTTATCTTATTTTAGTTTAACCTCACTTTAAGACCGACAGGTCATAGAGAGGGGACTTCTTATGAAATCCAATGGAGACCAACCGTAACAGTTAGGTCTACCAAGTTCGTAAGAGTTCCACTATCAACTAATTGAAGTGAATCTCCTGCGGCTAATTCCAACGTGGACTTGGTAGAGCTTAGTGTTCCGCTATAATTCGTGTCCGCAGTTGCGGCAGTACTTATAGTTGAGGAAAGGAGAGCAGTACCAGAATCCGGTGCGGTTCCCGACGGAACTTTATGAACCGTTACCGTTCCCGAAGTGGAAGCGGTATTGTATCTTGCGACCACCGAATCTACTACGCACTTTGCTGGAGCAGTCCAGAAAGTAGTTGTGTAGTAGTTTGCCGAAGCAGCATCGGTATAGGGCAAGGAGTGGGAAACCGTAAAGCTCTGAACGTGAGCTTTGGGATTTGAGTGTGCAGGGTTTTTGAATGACATTTTGTCTTTTTAACTTACGACCTTTTGCCTGATGTACAGGGTTATACTCACGAAGTTACTCCGGTGCGTCGAGCCATTGTTCTCGGAGAGTCCGAGATTAACTGACCATACCACTGAAGTCTTCCAGTAACAGCGTCCTGATTTACAGGTTGCTGCCATCCAGTCCAACCGAATCCGTCTCTTTCTGATTCAACCGTAAAGCCCGTAGGCTGCGGAAGCCTCATAAAGTAGAGGTGGTTTTCATTGATGGTAAAGATGTTACCAGAGGTACACTTCGGGTCGGCTACAAACGGAACGCCTCGGAAGGTCAAAGCTCTGAATCCCTGATTTGCGGCGATTGCACCACCAACTCTAGCGATTCCTTCAGAAGTCATTCTGAAGTCATTCATAGAGAATTGGTGAGATACGGTGGGAGTTAAGAGAGCCTCGTAAATAGTAAACACCGGAGGGGTGGTTATCATAATAGTCGGCAATTCTCCATTAACTTCCGCCGCATCAAAGTCGGCAGCAATATCAGCGAGAGACAATGAGCCCGATTGGGCAGTAAGGGTAGCTTTCCAGTTAGTGTAAGTGGTTCTTGAAAGACCGCCGTAAGTTCCGACAGAAGTTCCATCGTCAATTGCGGCTAAAATTCCAAGAATATCTTTTGAACTGTTTCCAGTTCCGTCTCCATAGACTTGGTCTCCGAACATATCTCGGAAATCTCTGGTTCGCTGTTCCATTTCAGTAGCAATCAAATCAATGACTGCGGCATCGCCTGAGTTGGCAGCCTTCTGAATACCGGAAACAGACATAGACACATAAACCTGTGAGGGGTTGAATGTCGCCACTTGGCGAGTATTCTCTTGCGTAGTAGATAACGCATCAAAACCTGAGTATGAACCTAACTGATTATATTTAGAAAGGTTTACGGGTTGCACGATTTGGTATCCTCCATTCCAAGTCTTCTGATTTCTCATAAGTCTCATCGTGAGGACGTTTCCATCGAGTGCTTGGTCTACTACTTTGGGTATGTATCGGTCTTGAGTGACCGATGTCACGTAAGTAGATAATGCGGGCATATTTAATTTTTTGATTTATCTTATAGCGACTTTTTTGCCTCTTCCGCTATCTGATAAAAACTCTTACCCTTGTCATCGTAAGTGACTTCTCCGCCTTTTCCATCCGAAGACGGCATTTTGGGCTTGGAAGCGAGATTACGCTTAACAGTTTCTTGGGCTTCCTTAGAAGTGTCATTCAGCTTTTTATATATAGCCATAGCTCCTTTTACGGAGATGTCGCCATATTCGTCGGCTTCATTTTCTAAAAAGTTTAGGAACTTATCTTTGTCTACGGAACTGTTTAATTCCAAGACATTTTTAAGTTCTTCTTCAAAGTTTTTCTGTTCTTCTTCGGCGGCTTTAGCTTTCTTAGCCTCGCTCTCTGACATTCTTTCGTCTATCATTTTGGCGAGATACTCTTTAGCTTCAAGTTCTTGTTTCTGTGCTGGGGTAAGACCACCAGATTGCGTTTCGGCAGATTGCTTTATTGAAGCAATCTCTTCTTTGAGAGTTTTTACCTCTCCATAGACTTCCTTAAATCTTTCATAAGGAACAGTCTTTTCTTCTTCCGGTGATGAATCGGTTACATCTTTATCTAATTCGTCCATATTTTTTTCGCTTTTTAAGAGTGTGTCTCTCTGCGGGGATGAACCGCATACATCTTTAGTTTATCTTGCGACTTTTATATTTCTTTGTCAACCTATTTAATTTCTTTTCGGGGAGAGCTTTAATGTTCTTTGTCTTTTTAGCAAACTCCATCGCTATTTTTGGATGCGTAGCGAACAAATATCTTTGCTGGGACTTACTTTCGAATGGCATTACTTATTAAGACTTTTTAATGTTTTCGCTAATCTAGCCATCCTTCCAATCTTTCCTTTCTGCTTTGAAGCCATTGATATTTTTGAAGGTGGTATGTCTTTTCCTTGTGGTATACCTAATGCACTATGTAGACCGCCTTTATTCTTTATGGCTCCCTTTATCCACTTTTTCATTATTGAGTCATTTGTTGACCCTCTTGTGGCAGAGGTTGCCCGACTGGTTCCTGCACGGGTGGTGCGGGTCTGAATATCTGTCCTGATTGAGTTTCTATGTAGTCATTTATCGCTTCCTGCATATTGGGAATACGGAGCATCTTATAAAGAGTTCTAAGTCCGATAGCTTTGTTCTGCCATAGAATAGCGGCATTTTGCTTGATAGACGCTTCATCTTCCTTCAAGGTAGAACCGAGTCTGACTAACGGTTTCACGTTTCCTATCTTGTCTCCCGTGAAATCTTTGACGAAACGTATTCCGTCCTCGCCGAGAATGGTAAATGCTTTCTCTTCGGTGTAGAACAGTTTCATTAACTGAATCCAGTAATTTGCGAGGTCGTCCAAAGCTCTTTCAAACTGGCGAGCCACTTGGTCAATGCGTCCCATATCCGCTTCACGAAGTATCTGTCTTCCGCCCAAAGTTTCCTTGCCCTCACGCTCTCCACGAGTCGTAGAGTGGATTCCAAATACGTTATCAAAGTCCTTTATTGAGAACTCCAAGTCGGAGAACATATAAGCGGGAACTTGTCCGGGGGTTTCAAACCTAATCTTCGTTCCGCTTGCGGCATCACGTCCATACAAAATCGCACCTGGTTCATTAGTGATATTCGCCGCTTCCTCCTCGCTCATTACATCAGAGTCAATTAACAAATAAGGATTACCAACTTTGTTCGTGATGTCTTCTATCTGACGCTTTCGGGTGTTGATGTTGTCCTGTAAGGAAAGACATTGCTGAATGTAATCGGTGTCTCCTATCAATGATTCATCGGTCTCAAACAGGGACTTGATGATATACGGCTTCTTCGGTGCATTGAAGTAGTTCTTCTTTAGGTTCTCAAAGTCGTAATACGGGTTTGGTTTCTTGTCTAGGATTATGTGCCCCGCCTTCCAGCAAACGTATTCGTTAGTCCATACCTCTTGAATGAGATAAGTGGCTTTTCTGATTTTCTTGTCGGACTTGGGTTCTTGGCGAACAGACTTGATTAACTCCTTGGCTTTTTCTTCTCCGAAGTATTCAACAACTCGGTCATAAGCCATCTCCATATCTTCTATGGTGAAAGCCAAGTCATCTATCGTTGTTCCGAACTTAGGAACTCGTATCCTTCGTGCGTCAACATATTTCACGTCCACATCATCATTTCGGAAATCCCAGCAAGCCTTCATTACTCCATATCTCTTAACGAGCATATCCCTTATGAATCTCTCGGAAACAGCTTGGATTCCCACTCTGTCCATTTGGTAGTTCAAGACATCTTGGGTCGCTAGGGCGTTAATTTGCGAAAGGTCATCGTCTCCGCCTGGTTTCAAGATTATGTCAGGAAGTCTCGCTGAAGCGATTGGAATTATCGTTTCAACTGCCATCCATATTCGGTTATCAACTGTCTTGGAGTTCTTTCCTGTTATTCTGTTAGAGTCGGTTTGAATACCGTGATAGTAGGCTAAGTTCTGTTCCCAAATTCTTCTAAGAAGTCCATAGAAATCTTCGCTCTCTTTTTCCCACCTTTTAATTTGGGCGATAAGAGCTTCGTCATCCATTTTGGCATCAAAAGACTCCTTGGCTTCATCCTTGTTTCCCGTGAAAAAATCTTTAATTTCCTTTATCATCTAATTCTTCTTCTTTTTCTAAAACCTTTTTTGTTGTCGACCTTTCGTTGAAATTATCTTTGTAGAATTTATCTCGTTCCTTTTTCTCGTTTGCCCGTTTCTGTTCCCATTTTTCTTTGGCTCTTTCCATTTTCGCCCACTGTTCGGGATACAAACTTTTGAATCGCGGTTCGCTTGGCTGGACTAAATCGTCTCTGTATTTATCTCTTTCAATTCGCATCTTCTTTGACTTTCTAAAATATGGGTCTAAGTGTTTGTCAGTTCCATATCTGACACATTCTGTCTTACATTTGGGACACTTGGCAATAAACCACTTTCCCCATTGATTTTCTCGGACAAAGTATTCCGCTTCAAAGTCTCCGTGTCGGTCGCAATAAAAGTCAATCATTGAGTTTTATAAATCCGGTTCTTATTTTCATCTTCGGTTCGTGGTCAACCGCCATATACACTCCGGGACGAACTTCTTCTACGACTATTCCGGGGCGAGTTTTGATTGGCAAAGTTTTGTTCTCATTAGATTTCTTGAATCCACCGCTTCGGTATTTCATCAGCCAATACAACGAATAGACACAAGCGTCAACCATATTATCCGCATCACCGTTAGGGAACGCAATAAGTTCTTGATACAAGTCGGTGTTCTTGACTTCCACAAGTTTCTGCTCAAAGAGGTGAACCACTTGCATTAAACGAGTGAACTTGTCTTTAGGTCTCTTGTTGTCTCCCATTCCTATCTCCGCCTCGGAAACAGGGATATAGATTCCTTTTTTTCGGGATTCTTTAATCAAATCGTCCTTAAATACCTTCTGAAACGCCACAGATTCAACTAAAACTCGGTCAGGCTTGTAGGTTTCATACAGATTGATGATTCTTTCTATCTGTTCCGATACTCCCCAGCGTCCTTTTTCAGAAAAAACCTCTCTGAAACCCTCGTCAGTCCTTTCAAACAGACAAAAAGCCCTTTCATCAGAAGAAGTTTTCTCGGAGATAGCAGGGTCTATGGCAAGACAACGAACCACTCGGTCTCCTTTTACCTTGACTCCGTCAAGAAGCTCTGGTTTTACAGGTTGTTCTTCGGTAGAAATCGGGTTATTCATAAACTCCGACTGGAAAGCGTATTCTCCGATTTCTTTTCTTAACTTTTTAAGTGACTCGGTAGACCAGTGTTCCTCCCAAATGGACTTCCCGTCTTCCAATGCCTTCCAGAACTTAACTACGAACTCTTCCTTGACCCTTAACTTGCTTATAAGGGAGAAGTTTGATAAAATAGTACCAACATAAACGAGGTTTTGGTCAGGTTTCAAGGTAGGAATAAGGGTTCTAAAGAACCATTCATTTAACTTGTCACGCTGTTCCTTAGAATAAATCACTTCATCGTCCTCTAAGTCGTCACAGATTATTTGGTCGGGGCGAAATCCTCTTATTTGAAACCCGCGACCCTTGACCCTGATACAAGCCCCGTTAGAAAGAATAATCTGCTCTTCAGTCCACTTATCCGAAGACATATCCCCGAAGTCATCTAAGATTTTCTGATTATTCTCAATTTCATTTCTGATTTTTCTAAGAAGTTCCTTGCCTAAAGCGATAGTAGAAGAAACGATGAAGATGTCTTTCTTCTTGCCATATAATGCGAGCCATATAGGGAAAGAAACCGAGCAAACGGTCGACTTGGCAAAGCCCCTGGGAGCAATAAATAAGATTCTGTTTAGTTGACTATTTAAGGAATTAGTGGTGGATTGTTTTTTTTGTGGAGAAAAATGTGGAGGGGTAATCCTCATACTAGAGGACTCCCCTAGGGTATCCCTCCCCCCTCCCCCATCCTTGTCAGGGGGCTCGTTATTTATGCCTATCCCTGTTTTAAGGGTAGCCATTGATACTAGGGAGGCCATTTCCTTATGGAACATAGCAGGCACATCAGGCATTAAGCCTTTAAGGTATATAGCTTGGAAGTTAGTAAGGCTTTGTTCACCCAGTTGCTTCCTCTTAATGCCTACTGCTTGCCTTAACTGCTCGTATAGCTCTGTTTTCTTTCTTTCTAGTTCATTCATATAATAGGGTTTAATGGCTCAAAAAGGGCTATTTAAGGCGTTAGAAGGACAGAGCAAGGGAATTATGCCTTGTCGCCGGAAGAGAGCTGTTTTAGGGCTTCTAGTTCTTCTAAGATAGAATCAATCCCTTCGTCTATGCTTCCCTCTAAAGAGACGTTTAATACTGCTTTCTTTTCTGGGGCGTAAGAGCCCTTGACTTTGAGGGCTATGTCAACAGCTTGATTTGAGGCGGGAATGTTTTTAGTTTGAGATGCGTTTCTATCTAAAATCTTCTTTATTTTACTATCCGTAAGCCCTGATTCCTCCATAAGTTCAGCTAGGCTCTTTTTTACCTTATCGCTACCTATCAACCTGTTTGCTTTTACATACTGATAGTCTTTATCTAGTTTTACTGATTCCGGCTCTACTTTTCTCATAGCCTTTGTCTTGTTAAATCCGGTATCAATATACGCTTGTGCGAGCTTTCTAGCCTTTAATTGTGTTATTGCCATTTACTCTACTTATATCCCCCTTAATGTTTTTTCTTTGGGATTATATTACTTGGTTTGTTTTCGGGCTTTTAAGGGCTAATTTTGAGGCACGTTTTCCGGCTCAATCTTGGGTTTTGGCTTGATAAGGGTATATTTTGAGGGTTGTGCCTTTTTTACCAGGTCAAGTATTTTTCCTTTGTCTTCTCGTCTTTGCGAGGAGTTTCCTAAATAGAAGCCGATTACAAAAGCGAGGATTACATAAATCATTTATTATATTTTCCTATATATTGCTAATAATGTCAATAAGTCTGTATCGTTATTCTTGTCTGTGGATAAGTGTTAAAACGCAAAGACTTTCTTTTATATTCTGATTTGCCACGGGAGTATCAAGGGAATCCCGCGAAAGGAATAATTATAAAAACATCCCACTTTGACTTGATCGTTAAACCTTAAGAGATATTTATTAAATGCCGTTTTTGTCTCGAATATAATACCATCTGGTAGGCAACCAGACTTCTTTTCCAAACGAGATACCCTCTCTTTTAGGTCGGTAAGACTTTCAAACTTATTTATACTTACAATGTTCATATTTTTATTATTCTTGTTGATATTTCTACCGACCTTTGCTTGGTTAAGGATTTCCTTTTGCTCTTGTCCATCTCTTTTACAAAGTCATCTATGTCTATCAGGATTACTTCTTTTGGTTTTCTCGGCTCGTAGAAGCATATTCCGATATAGGCTTCTCCTTTTAGAGTAAAGCAGTCAAAACTCTTTGCTTTTGCGAACCTTACTGTTGCCGAGCTATAAGGGAAATCCTGTATCTTATGATATAGCCCCGTGCTTTTAACCGCCTTTAATGCCTTAATTTGGTCATCTCTTACCGCCTTAAACGGCATACTCTTGCCTTTTTCTAGCTTTAATTCATAGGCAACGTTTCTGTCTGTTTCTATGACTTTAGAGAATAGGGTTTGGATTACTTTCTCGTTCATCTTTTATTTCTTCTTCTGGGGCGAAGGCAACCATTTGCCCGGCAGGAAAGACTATTTTTAGTGCTCGCTTATCTTTTCTCATAAACAGAGATGTCCCAAAAGTTACCACATCAGGCATTTTCACTAATTCATAATTCTCAAATCCGGGTCTAGGTTGCTTCTTTTTTCTACTCGTTTTAGTCATTCTAGTTTATTCATCTAACATTTGGCTCTCTTCGCTCGGAAACCCGACATAAATCCCGAACTTTTCCCCTATGTGCCTGTTCAAAGTATCGTATATCTTGGTAATTTCTTCTAACTTATCTAGTTCGGTTGTGCTTGA